GGGGTATAGAAAAGGCCCTTTTTACCCGTTTGTTAGATACTTAGTTAGATTTCAGGTGTTTAACATCAATGACACGTGTTTAGCATCATGAACGGGACACATGACCGGCGACCGCTGCATTTCCGTGGAAGTCGCGCCACTTGTGCTGATGTGGCTATGGTTTTACCCGCCCCAACCCATATCCAACAATCGACACGTGGCGTTCGTTCCTGCCTATGGTCTGGGCTGTCCATGATGTTTAACAGGGTGGCGATGATCCTAAACAGGGTGACCCGTGCTACATTGCCCCAATGAAGCCGCTTAACCTCAAATCCCAACAGCTGGTGGACGGCCGGCCGCTGGCCGAACGTTACGAAGACTTTTGCGGGCACATGGTGGTGTCGAATAACCCCATGCAGGCGTACCGCGTGTCGTTCGTCGTCGACAAGGCCGCGACGGGCCAGTGGGTGTGGAATCAGGTTAGGGAACTGATGAAAGACCCGGGCATCTTGGCCCGTGTGCAGGAACTGCGGGACGCTGCGGCGTCGCAGACCATCGTGACCGTGCGCGAAATCATCCAAGACCTGCACGACATCGCCACCGCCGACCCCAACGAACTGGTCAGCGTGTTGCGCGATGCGTGCCGCTTCTGTCACGGCGCGGAGCACAAGTACCAGTGGATTGACGACGTAGAGTACGCCACGGCGTGCGACAAGGCCGTCAAGTCCGGCGCGTTCCTGCCTGACTACTCCGGCGGCACCGGCTACACGCCGACCGCTGAACCGAACATGTGCTGCCCTGCGTGCTTCGGCCGCGGCATCGAACAGCACGTGCAGCGCGACACCACGAAGCTATCGCCCGCCGCGCGCAAGCTCTATGCCGGCGTGAAGAAAGGCGACATTGTGATGCACGATCAGATGAAGGCCCGCGAAATGCTGGGCCGTGTGCTGGGCGCGTTCAAGGACGGCATACCCGTGACGCCCACCGCGCCTGCGCCGATACCGAAGGAAGCTCAAGAGGCAGACGCCAGCCGCGCGTACATGCGGCTGGTGCACGGCGGTTAGTAGCGCCCGGCTTCGCTGATCGCTGCCCCGCTGGTGGGGTGTAGCCGCGTCACTGGGAACAACCGCGGGTCGCGCAGCTGCGGGAATGATGCCCACACCGACCACAGCAACCGCCCGGGCTCTTGCGGCACGGGCTGGACACGTAGGTGCAGATGCGGTTTGTGCTTGCGGATGTAGCCGCGCAGCCATTCGGCGTGCCCGCCTACGTGATGGGCCATCAACACCGGCGCATTGTGCGGCTTTTTGTAGCCCGGCGCCGCGTGGCGCTCGCATCGTGATGTGCCATGGCACTGCGGGCAATGGGCGTTGTAACAGCAGCCACACCGTGCAAATTCCCCTTCAGTCATTTGGAATACCTCGCGGTGTCCCAGCCCGGCGGCACGCGTCGTTCTTTCCAGTCAGCACGGTGCAGGTTGTGCGGGTTGGTCGTCATTGCGCGGCGGATGGCTGTCTGCGTGTCGATGGTGCCCCGCTCGCTTCGTGAGCCCGGGCCGCGATATTCCATCAGCACATGGTCGCGCAGCGCTTCGCGAATGCTCGTTACTATGGGGTCATCGTGCGGCGGCACCTGCGGCGACGGGAGCGCCCCGACGATACGCCAGCGGCGCGGCGCGTGCTTGCGCTCCATGAATTCAAAATAGCTTGTCACTTGTTCACGCGCTCCAATGTGCCATGGTCCGTCACCACCAGCGTGTCGCCAGTGCGCAGCGGTCGGGGCATCCTAACGCACACAAATGTGTCCGCGTCGGCGTCGTAACTTAAAGCCGTGCCCGCTGCGCAATTCATGGCCAGCGCATCGGCGGGCAGTTCGCTGCACCCTGCCGAACCGCAGAACGCGGCCTGTGCGTCCATGGTGGTGGCTGTAATTTCGGACGTTGTGCCCATGACGATGTCCGGCAGATGGTGCGCGTGCCAGTCGGCGCCTACCTTGGCACACAACAGCATGATGGCCGCGAGCGCGAGCCCCAAGGGCCAACCGTAACGGCGCGGGCGCTCCATCACAGCACCGCAGCGGCGAGCGCGAGGGCAAGAACGACAGCCACAAGGGCTATCACATTGTCGAAGTGGTCACGCTTGAACATGGTCTGTACTCCCTATGACGATGGGCGAATCATAGCCGCTTTGACGGCTTCGTCAATGTGCGCAGTTCACGGTTTTAGGGGTTGCGCGACAACGTCCAGTAGCCCACCCCGCCGTTGGGGTCGCATAAGTCAACAACGCGTTGCACGGCCGTGGAAAAGCCCTTGTCATCAGTGTGCCAATCGCTGATGAAGCCCTCCGGGTAGTTGCCCGGTATCAGCAACACGCCGTAATCCCAGTCCTTGGGCTTCGCCTTCGATGCGAAATGCAACGTGATGGCCGGCGCCACGTATATGTCAAACACCGCCCGCAAGATCAGGTCGGCGCGCACCGCGTCACATTTGCCGGGCGGATGGTGGCCTTGGACATGCACCCCATGAGTCACGAAGCCGGCCCCGTTTAGCTCGCTTATGAGGGCGCGCACGATGGCGTGCTGTATCGGGTTGCCGTGGCGGGCCAGTTGCATGGGTCTGTCGTTCATAGCGTTGTACTCCACAGTGGGGAAGGATGCGCCGCGGGCAGCGGCTGTCAGTAGGTCTTCCCATTGGCCGCCATGATGGCCAAAACTGACGGCGCCGTCAAACGACGCCGCCAGCCCCTCCCCTTATGACAGATTGGGTGGTTTGGCCACCGTGAGCCGTCCGGCCGCAATCAGCCGACTGATGCATGAACTGGCCGTGTTGCGTGACCAGCCGAAGGCGTCCACCATCAATTTGGTAAGCACGGCACGTTCGGCCGGCCCGCTGGTCAATGACCCTTCAGCCACACCCAAGCCGTCCGCCAACTGGCCCGTGACGGTGCGGCGATGTGGCCCGCGGCCCAGCGCCAGCCATGACGCCTTGGGGGCGAATTGTCGACGCGATGGCGCGAGCGTGGCGCCGTTGGGCTTGTGCTTCGTGAAGGTGGCCACAATCGCGGTGGCTTCCTTTTGGGCTAGTTCCTTCAGCATCCTATCCACGTGGGTGTTAACCATGCTGCGGTATTGCTGCGTATTCACTGTTGTTTACTCCATGTGTGATTGATCGGACGGCGCCACTTTGCCTAATGTTTGACGGCGCCGTCAGTACGGAAACGTACATAGCGGCTGTAGGCTGATTCTGGCGTCATTTGGGCTATTGTTGTATCGTGCCGGCATGACTGACCCCGCCTTAGCCCCTGCCCCGCCGCGGCCCGAACTGAACTTTGATTTTCGTAACCCGGACTATGTGCCCATCTTTCGGGCGCGTTATGACCGGCTGGTGAAGTTGCGCGAGATTATGCGCACTGAGGAAGGCCCCGCGTATCTGGCCGGCGTGCGCCACTACTACAAATACCACCCGTGGGACTTCATCAACGATTGGGGCGTGACCGTTGACCCCCGCGTTGCTGCGAAAGACCGCGCGGCGTTCATGCCCTTTCTGCTGTTCCCCCGGCAGATTGAACTTGTGCAATGGCTATGGGCGAAGTGGCGCGCGGGCGACCCCGGGCTAATGGACAAGTCGCGAGACATGGGCGCGTCGTGGGTCGCCATGGGCTTTGCAGCCACCATGGCCATTTTCTGGAACAACTTTAGCGCCGGCTTCGGTTCACGCAAGGAAGAATACGTGGACAAGATAGGCGACCCGAAAAGCCTGTTTTACAAAGGCCGCATGTTCATGTCCAACATACCCGTGGAGTTCCGCGGGGGCTGGCTGCTGGACAAGCACGCACCGCACATGCGCATTGTCATTCCAGAAACCGGCAGCGTGATAACGGGCGAAGCTGGCGACAACATCGGCCGCGGCGACCGCACATCCATTTACTTTGTAGACGAATCGGCCCACCTTGAGCGCCCGCAGCTGGTGGACATGTCGCTATCCGCCACGACTGATTGCCGCATTGACATGTCCAGCGTGAACGGCATGGCCAACCCGTTTGCCGAAAAGCGCCACAGCTGGCCACCGGAGCGCATTTTTACATTCCACTGGCGCGACGATCCACGCAAGGACGACGCGTGGTACGCGAAGAAATGCAGCGAACTTGACCCGGTCACCGTCGCACAGGAAATCGACATTTCATACGCCGCGAGCGTGGAAGGCGTCGTGTGCCCTGCCCTTTGGGTACAAGCCGCCATTGACGCGCACGTCAAGTTGGGCATTAAGCCGGTCGGCATCAAGCGTTCGTCGCTGGACGTGGCCGACTCCGGGCGCGACAAGAACGCATGGGGCTGGCGCCACGGCATCGTGTTGCACCACGCCGAAAGCTGGTCAGGCAAGGACAGCGATATTTACGCCACGACAGAGAAAGCATTCAACCTGTGCGACCTGTGGGGCGTGCCGGGCTTCGACTACGACGGCGACGGACTGGGCGCTGGCGTGCGCGGCGATGCTCGCAAGATCAACGACGCCCGCCGTGAAGCCAACAAGAAAGTAAAACTGACCGAAGCACGCCCGCTGCTGGACGTGCGCATGTTCCGCGGGTCGGCGGCCGTCATGGAACCCGAAAAGATCGTGCCCGGCACGCAGCGCACCGCGGAAGATTTCTTTTCGAACTTCAAGGCGCAGGCGTGGTGGCTGCTGCGCTTCCGGTTTTATCACACGTGGCGCGCTGTTACGCAGGGCCACCCCTTCAACCCTGACGAAATCATCAGCATCAGCAAGGACTTTGCCGAACGCGTGCGGCTGGTAATGGAACTATCGCAGCCGGTCTACGCGCTCAACAAGGCCGGCCAAATCGTCATCGACAAGGTGCCGGACGGGATGCTGTCGCCCAACTTGGCGGACATGGTCATGATGTTGTACGCCCCGCGAATCGAGCCCCTGAAGGTGTCGCAAGACATCCTAGACCGGGCTTGATAGACTGCCGGGAGCAATCGCCCCGGAGCGCCGCCAGTGTCCAAGCCATCCGCAACCGTCAGCGACGACGAAATCACCCCACGCCTGCGCGTTGAAATGCTGCTGAACAAAGTGGCGGCGCTGGTCAACGACGGCGTGGTGCCCGCGCGCCCATTCCAGCCCCCTGCCCTCCCGCCCGGCGTTGGCCCCTCGCGCGGGCGTTCATGTCTCGCGATGGACAACGCCATGGCCGGTTACAGCTACTTGCAGGGCGAATGGTGCGGGCTGGGCTTCCCCGGTTATCCGTACCTGTCGAACCTCGCGCAGCGCAGCGAGTACCGCGCGCCTACCGAAACCATCGCCAGCGAAATGACGCGCGAATGGATCAAATTTACGGGCGCCGACGAAAAAGAACAAAAGGAATTGGAAGACGCCTATAAAAAGTTTGGCATCCGTGACTGCATTCGCATGGTTGATTCGCATGACGGGTTTTTTGGCCGCGGGCAGCTGTTCGTCAACATCAAGAATCAGGACGGCCCGCGCCGTCGTATGCAACCGCTGATCGTGGACGACAACGGCGCGACGATCCGCAAAGGCGATTTGCTGGGCTTCAAGCCCGTGGAACCGATGTGGACCACGCCGTATGCGTACAACAGCAACGACCCCACCGCGGCGGATTTTTACAAGCCCGATATCTGGTACATCCTTGGCAACCCGACGCACTCCACCCGGCTGTTGACGTTCATATCGCGCCCAGTGCCCGACATTCTCAAGCCGTCGTACAACTTCAGCGGCCTGTCGCTGTCGCAGCTGATTGAGCCCTACGTCATCCGCTGGCTGAAGACCGTGGACAGCGTGAACCGCCTTATTTCTAATTTCAGCACGTCGGGCATCCTTACCGATTTGCAGTCATCGTTGCAGGGCACCGCGGGCGATGGCACCGACATTTTCACGCGCATGAACCTGTTTACGAAGTTGCGCGACAACCGCGGGTTGATGGTGCTCAACAAGGGCACCGAAGAATTCTTTAAACAAGACACGTCATTGGCGGGTCTTTCGGAATTGCAGGCGCAGGCCCAAGAGCACATGGCGGCGCCCACGCACATTCCGTTGGTGAAGCTGACGGGCATTACACCGTCGGGCCTGAATGCGTCCAGCGAGGGCGAAATTAAGGTGTTTTATGACTTCATCAAGGGCGAACAGATGAACACGTTGGGTGCGCACATGGACACCATACTGCGTATCGTTCAGCTGCACTTGTGGGGCAAGGTCAACCCGGATATTGATTACGAATGGGTGCCGCTGGACACGCCGACCGACAAGGAACTGGCCGAAATGCGCAAGTCCGACGGCGACCGCGACGTGTCGTACATCGGCGCCGGTGTCGTTGCGCCGGAGGAAACCCGCACGAAGCTGAAGAACGACCCCAACAGCGGGTACAACTTCATCGAAGGCGAAGCGCCCGAACCGCCCGAAGCTGGCCTGATGGACAAGGAACACCAGCTAGGCGAGAAAGGCAAAGAAGCCGACGCCGAACGCGGCGAGGAATCAGCGGAAGCCGCGGCCAAGCGCGAAAAGGACGCCCGCGAGCATCAAGCCAAACTGGACAAGGGCGCCAAGAAAAAGGCAGACTGATGGCAGCCATGCCAACCCGAATTTAGGTGCCGCCCATGAAACGCATAGTCGCCGCGCTCGCGCTCGCGCTGTTCGCCCTCCCCTCGCTGGCTGCCACGTTGTACGTGACAGAGATTCAGGGCGCGCCGCCCACGTCGGTGTACTATCAGGCCGCGAAGATGCCGGCCGTAGCCAATCAGACGGTGTCCATTGGCGTTGCCAGCGCCCAGTCGTCTGCCTTCAACAGCCTGACGGGACTGGTGCGCCTTCACGCTGATATCGCCTGCCACATCGTCGTGGGTGGCACCAACCCCACCGCCACGGCAACGTCCATGCGCTTCATCGCGGGACAGACCGAATATTTCGTGGTGAAGCCGGGCGACAAGGTCGCCGTAATCATTGAATAGCCATGCGCGTGCGTCGCATAGTCGCGGCGGGTGTTGTGCTTTCAGTGCTCGCCGTGCCATCGTCTGCCATGCTGGGCAGCGTGGGCAAACTCATGATGCCCGGGCAGTTGCAGGCCAACCCTGTGTTGTCCCATGCAATCGTGACTGAGGCAGGCATCACCATTACGACCGAAGCGGGCGACCCCATCCGCACGGAAACGGACACCCCATGATGAACAAGACACGGAAAGTTGCGGCGCTCGCCCTCGCCTGCGCCGCACTGGGCGGGTGTGCGATCATTAGCACGGAAGACGGCCAACGTGTGGTGACTGAAGCCAGCGAATTGATCGTGCGCGAAGTGTCCCTGTTCGCGCGCATACTGACTGAATCCGATGAAGTGATGACGACCGAAAGCAACAACCCATTGAGGCTTGACCCATGAAAATGTCCCGAATTGCCGTAGTTTCGGCACTGCTGCTGGCCAGTTTGTCGGCGCTTGCTGATGTGAAAATCAGCGCCCTGCCCGCTGGCAGCGCACTGGGCGGCACCGAACCCGTGCCCGCCGTTCAGGGCGGAAACACCGTGCGCACCACGCCCGCGGCCATTTCCACGTACACCATCGGCGCCCTATCATCGGCCAACGTCATTGGCAAGTGGACTGGCACGTGTGACGTGACCACCTTCCTGCGCGGCGACGGCACCTGCGCGGCCGCAGGCGTCACGCCTGCGGCACTCACGAAGGTAGACGACACCAACGTCACGTTGACGTTGGGCGGCTCGCCTTCCACCGCGCTGGTCAATGCGGCCAGCATCACCGCGGGTTGGACGGGCCAGCTATCGGTCGCGCGTGGCGGCACGGGCCTTGCTACCGCCGTAGACGACAACATGATGGTTGGCAACGGCACCACGTGGCAGTCGAAGGCCCTTACTAGCTGTTCGGCCGCGGATAGCGCGCTGACGTACAACACCACCACCAACGCTTTTGGCTGTAACACCATCAGCGGCGGCAGTGGAACCGTCACCAGCGTGGGCCTGACGATGCCTACCGGCTTGAGCGTCGGCGGCTCGCCGGTCACGTCGTCGGGAACGCTTGCAGTTACCACGACGCTGTCAGGCGTTGTGCACGGCAACGGGTCGGGCTTCACTGCCGGCAATGTCGCGTTGGGTTCCGAAGTGTCGGGTACGTTGCCCGTCGGCAATGGCGGTCTTGGCATCACGACGGTTACAGATGACACCATCCCGGTGGCCAACGGCACCGGCTACGCATCAACCGCCATTCCCAATTGCGGCAGCAGCACACAGGCCCTTGCGTACAACACGTCAACCAATGCGTTTTCGTGTCAGACAATCACCGGCGCTGCTGGAAATCCTGCAGGCTCGAACACGCAAATTCAGTATAACAATTCAGGCGTGTTTGGTGCTGATGCGAATTTCACGTGGGATTCCGGAAACCGTTTCCTGACTCTTGGCGCTTCTGCAACGAACAGCAAAATCACCCTCGGTGCGACGGCTACCAATAATACAACCATTCAACAGTTGGACCTGTCTTCGGGAAATGTTGGCACCCTGAATATCTTGGGGGGTGCGTCAACTACCGGACTCGGTGGTACGGTCAACATTAAAGGGGGACAGACGGGCAACGGCTCCGGAGCTGGCGGTAGTGTGATCCTTCTCGGGGGTATTGGCGGCGCCACTAGCGGCACCGGCGGTTCTATCACAATTCAGGGTGGTGTTGCTGCAACCAACGGTAATGGGGGTCCGGTAGCCGTTAATGGAGGCGATGGTCAAAGTGCTGCCAGCAACGCCGATGGCGGCGCTATCACCTTCACCGGTGGAGCCGGAATCAGACTTGGCGCGGGTGGAGCAACCACTGTAGCGGGTGGTACAAGCGGGGCCAGTGCCGCAGCAGTCGGTGGAAACCTTACGTTGAATGCAGGCAGGGGCGGCGGCGCTAGCTCAGTGGGTGGCGCTCTTATCCTGCAAACGGCCCCCAACAATTCACAGGTCGAGCGTCTACGCATTTTGAACAACGGCGCATGGTCGGTGGGCACTGGTGGTGCGGCCACGGGTACGTCTGGGCAGGTGCTGACCAGCACGGGTTCCACGACTGCCCCCACGTGGCAAGACCTGACTTTGGCCGGCACGTCGCCCAGCATTGGCGGCGGCGCGTTGGTGGCTGGTGCTTGTGCATCCAACACGGTTACCGTGACGGGCGCTACCACCGGCATGGCGGTTTCGGCTTCGCCGGTGACCTATCCGGGTGATGGCAATTACTGGCTTGCTTACGTGTCGGCATCCAACACGGTTACCGTGAAGGTGTGCGCCGCTGTCGCGGGAACGCCTACCGCGTCCACGTACAATGTGCGCGTGATTCGCTAGCAGTGCTTGACGGGGGCGTCAGCCCCCGGTTAACGTGCGGCACAACCTAACGGGAGTGCCGCACATGTCCAAGAATCCCCCGCCGACCCGCCAGCAGCCGTCTAAGCCCGCCAACACGTTGCGCATCAGCGCTTACGTGGGCAGTTCGCAGGTGGCATCCACCACCCTCCCCGCTGCTGATCCGGCCGGCCTTTATCAGTCGATTGGCCAGTATCTGGCCGCAGTCCACCATGCCGGCGTGACTGGCAAACAGCTGGCCGTCGCGGTAATGCCACGTTGGAAACTTTGGATTCTGCGCAATATTCTTCGCGTCCGCTAACATAGCGGCATGGCCACCAAACCCCCGAAGACTGCCGAACCCGTATGGCCCAATGAGGGCGTGCGGGTGTGGTATCAAAACGAACTGCAAAAGTTCGTCACGGAAATGAATGACGAAGTGTTGGCCGCGGTGCGTAAGGCATACGCGCGCACGTCGCCTGATATCGGCTTTGCGGCCAGCGATGCCGAACCCCTATTGGCAGCGGGCGTGCTGTTCATCAACCCCGAAGGCCGCGTGTTGCTCATGCGACGCACCGACGGGCTGGGCTGGGCCTTCCCTGCCGGCGGCGTCGAACACGGGGAAACCCCCGTGATGTGCGCAGCGCGTGAAGCGGGCGAGGAAACCGGGTGGGCGCCCAAGGTGGCCGACCTGTCCGAACTACGCCCAGCGGACACGCGCGTGTGGCGCAACGTCATTTTCCACACCTTCGTGGTGCACACGCCCGGGTTTATCCCCGTCAAGAATAGCGAACACGATTCGCACCGCTGGGAATTCCCGCGTGTGGCGCTGGCTGAAATGTATGGCGACCTGCACCCCGGTGTGCGCCGCACATTGCAGGCGATGGCCGACGGCCACTTGGCCTATGACGCGGCGCCGTTCAGCCTGCTGCGCAAGGCGTTGGAAAAATGGGGCGGCCTGTGGATCAAGAAACTAGACCGCCTTTCGCTGTCGCTGTCGGCCGCGTTCGCGAGCAAGAGCACGCGCGCCACGCAAGCGGCCATGATGGCATCGTTTAAAAAAGCCGGCTTCACCATCGCATTCAAGCCCACGGCCGGCAGCGCGGCGGCATACGAAGCCGTGGTGGCTGAAAACGTCAACCTCATAAAGTCGATTCCGCAACAGTACCTGAAGGATGTTCAGTCGCAAGTCTGGGCCAGCGTGATGAAGGGCGGCGACTTGGCGCAGCTGACAAAGGGCATTCAGCAGAAATACGGCATTGCCTTTCGTCGCGCGGCTCTGATCGCACGCGACCAGAACAGCAAAGCCAAAGCCATCATGGAAAACGTGCGGCGTCAGGAACTGGGCATAACGAAGGCCATCTGGATGCATAGCCACGCGGGCAAAGAGCCCCGTCCCTCGCACGTGAAGATGAACGGCAAACCCTATGCGCTGGCCAAGGGCATGTGGGACAAGGACGAAGGGGAATATGTGTGGCCCGGCCAGCTTATCAACTGCCGCTGCACATCACGCGCAATCATTCCGGGGTTTGAATGAACATGGAATTTTGGCTGCGCGGGCTCGCCGTGCTGGTGGCTGTTGCCGTCGCTGACGTTGCATGGGCCCGCTACAATCTTTCCATCAGCGGCCGTGCTGCGCATCGTGCCGCGGTGTGGTCTGTCGTCATCGTGTTATTGGGCGCGGTGTCATTCGTTGGCTACTTGGAAGACCGCCGCATGATCGCATTCGCTGCTGTCGGCGCCTACTTGGGCACATGGGTGGCGGTGCGTCGTGGCAAAGGCTGACCCGCAAAAGCGGCGCATTTATGCTTGGGAACACGCGTGGGCGGATTGGAACCGCACCACGTGCACGTTGCGCGAAGCCCGCGCGGTGGTGCACTGGGCCTGCGGTAAGTACGGCATCCGACCGCCTGCGGTGAAACAGCACCACACCATGGCGTATTCGGAATCGCAAGGCCACCCGGTCAACATCATCAGTTTTCGAGCGCGCGACCAAATCAACCCCGCGGTGGCACTGCACGAAGCCGCCCACCATATCTGCGGCGCGATCTTCGGGGAAGACACGGACATGGCCGACCATTCGCCCGAATTCATGGGCGTGTACCTGTGGCTGTTGGAAGGCTACCGCGTGGCGCCACGCACCGCCCTGCACGCCAGCGCGCGAGCCCGCGGCATTCGATGGGTGCCCACGTGGGTAGTCAGCCCCAAACGGTTGCAGCGCCGCCGCGCTGCGTGATACAACGCAATCCCCTGACGATGGAGTCAAACATGACGAAGAAAGGCAAGAATCTGGCCGATTTCCGCGGCGCCCATGACAATTCCGTGATTGTCCCCGCGAAGATCGAAGCCGCGCTGGCTGCGCTCGAAAAGGAAGGCGGCCCCGAAAACTGGGAATATGAAGCCCAATTTATCAAGCGCGTGGGTACCAGCCAGACCAACTTCGCCGCCCACCGTGACAAGTTCAAGGCCCACATTGCCGTGGTGCCGGGTGGTGGAAACCCCAAGCGGGTATGGATCGCCAGCGCCAAGGCTGCTGCGAAATTCCGCAGCGTTGAAGGTGTTTCGGGCGTAGAGTAAGCGGCTATGGGCAACAAAAACTTGCAGGATTTCCGCGCCGCGCACGACCCGTCATACGAACGATTGGACCCGGGCGTGGTGTACGACCGCAAGTTGCCCAAGCGCGCCAACCGCTACATCATCACCGCCGCCCAGAATGGAACGCCGGTAGACCCGGGATTCTGGGCGGTGCTGCGCTATATGGCCGACACCTTAGGCGCCGAACTGCTGGTGGTGCCGCTGCGTTACAAGAACCCCACCAGCCGATGGACCGGCAGTCAGCAGAATGAAGAATGGTGGGCGCCTGAAACGCAACCGTTCCTGTGGTCCCGCCGCGTCGCGCTGAATCGCAATTTGACGTTGCTGGCAGACATCAAGACGCAGCCCACGAACAGCAACCCGCTAGGCGATGCCGACAGCATTTCCAAGGCGTCCAGCGGCATCATCCCGCACGTGCGTGTGCAGACAAAGAGCGTGGCCACGCCGCAAAACAAAATGGCCAAACTGATGATGACCACCGGCGCGTGCACGGTGGCCAACTACACCGACACCCGCGTGGGTAAGGTGCGCGGCGAATTCCATCACTCATTGTCCGCGGTGCTCGTTGAACTCAACGGCAACGGCATTTTCTATCAGCGCCGCTTGCACTACGACGTGATTACGCAGTCGGTCACCGACTACGGCACGCGCTACACCGCCAAGGGGCACGACATCGCGCCGCCCGCCTTGGGTCTGGTGATGGGTGACATGCACGTGCGCCGCGCCTGCAAAAAGTCGGTTGATGGTATCTTTGCACCGGGTGGAATTCTGGACGTGACCCGGGCGCGCGAAATCGTGTACCACGACCTGTTGGACGCGGAAACGTGCAACCCGCACGAAGCCGACGACCCCGTGGCCGCGGTGGCCCGTTTCGTTGGCGGCAAGGCCAGCGTGCGCGATGAAGTGGACGAAGCCATAGACTTTGTACGCCAGCGGCTGCGCAAGGATGTGGCCGTAAGCGTGGTGGGTAGCAACCACGACGATATGCTGTCTCGATGGATCAAAAAGGCCGATTGGAAAAAAGACCCGGTCAACGCGTATTTCTACCTTGAAACCGCAGCTGCCATGGTTCGCGCTGCCAACATGGCGCGCAATGGGGCCAACTACCCGGACGCGTTCGGCTACTGGCTACGTCGCGCGGAACTCCCCGGTGTCAACGTGCTACACGCCGGCCAGTCGCACATGATTGGCGAAATCGAATGTGGGTACCACTTCGACAAGGGCCCGAACGGTGCCCGCGGCAGCATCAAGAACATGCGCCGGTTGGGCGTCAAGACCGTGGGCGGCCACAGTCATTCCCCGGGCGAAGACGAAGGCGCATCGCAGACGGGCACCAATTCGATTTTGGACATGCGGTACATGGTTGGCGCCCCATCGTCGTGGCTGAATGCTGACGTGCTTATCAACGCCGACAGCAAGCGCCAGTTATTGGTAAAGATTGACGGCCGTTGCGCGCTGTAGCTTGACGGCCCCGTCAAAGCCCGGTAAGGTGCGGGCCCATGGTTAGTACCATCGCGACATTTCACGCAGCACACCGGGAGCGTATGAAACGCATGACGCGCACCAACGTGGAAGCAACACTGGCCGGCGACTACATCAACACGGCCCCGCGGATCGCACAGGAAAAGGCCGGGCGCATTCGCACATTCACCGGGCGATACGTGAACCCCCTTGCGATGCGGGCGCGCGATATCTGCATCGAAGACATAGCCCACCACCTGTCCTTGATTTGCCGCTACACCGGCGCGTGCCTGAAGCACTACAGCGTGGGTCAACATTCGATTATCTGCATGGAGCGTTCAGCGGCGCGCGGTGACTCGTTGCCGTTACAGCTGGCGCACCTGCTGCATGACGCCCCCGAATTCGTGCTGAACGATCTGGCCAGCCCGGTCAAATATGACGTGCGCATGAAGTGGTACCGCGACCTTGACCACAGCGTGGGCAAGCTGGTTTTCTGCGTGTTCGGATTGGACCCGGACCTGTTGGCCCAGACGAAGGAAATAGACGATTCCGTGTTTCGCGAGGAATGCGCGTCGTTCTATGGCAAGGGCGGCCACATCGTCCCGTGGGGCGATCCGGCCCGCACGGAACGAATCTTTCTTGGCAACTTCCACCGCCTGTATGGTGTCCTGCAATGAAAACCACACTGCCGACCGACAGCACCGTGCGCAAGTCGTATGGGCTCGCGCGCTATTGCGACAACTACTTTCCCGCGGCGCTCGCCGGCATCGCGCTGCACAGTTTCGTGTCTGGCGCCAAGCACACCAACGGCGTGCCGATGCACAAGCGTTGGTTGTCGAATGACCACGCTGATTGCGTCCGCCGTCACTTGATGGACATGGCGGATTTCGAAGCGGCGTTGGATCGCATGGCGCCCGGTGCCCCCAGCCAGTGCCGCGAACAGCTGGTGCGTCTGCTGCTGGACGAAGCCAACGCCTTGGCGTGGCGCGCGTGCGCGCTGTCGCAGGTGCTGCATGAGAAATACGGCGGCGCTCCCCTCGCCCCGGCCGCAGTGCTGACCGACCCGAACGAAAAACCCACCGTGGAAGCGAACGCCGATGACTATGCCCGCGCGGGTACCCAAAACGTCAGCAATCTGCATGTCAAGTTGGACGCGGGCAACTTGGGCAAGATGATTGATGATTTGGCGGCCAAGATGCGGGCCGACATGGCCGCTATCGGTAATCGCCGGTGGCGCGTGATTGGTGTACGCTCCAAGAATTCGCGCAAGGCCAAGCGCTCTATCCGTAAAGCCGGGCAGCGCTCGCGCGGCAGGAAGGCCATTCGCAGCACAGGACGTTGACAGACTCACGACCTGCGGCGCCGGGCCGAGACCCCCGACGACGTAGGCACCACACGGTGGCGTTTCCCTCCCTGAACGCTTCGTGATCCTTGGCGCTGGTGGTAACACTGGCGCCATTTTTTTGGACGATACATAATTGGGGCCTATGACCATGGCCCAAGATAAACGCGTGATAGATCAGGACGGCCGAATGCACGTCGCTGGTTGCCGTATTTCTAAGGCCAACGTGTGCCCGTACTACGGCCGCGAAATCCCTGATTGGCAGGCGTTGGGCCTGCAAGCCGACCGCGTGTACATGATGTATCGCACGCCCGAATTGTTGCAGGCCGCGGCCGCATCGTTCGAAAACGTGCCCCTCATGTTGGAACACGTGGCGGTTACCGCTGAAGACCCCGCGCAAGACCTGATCGCCGGCACCGTGAGCAACGCGCGGTACGAACACCCGTACCTTATCGCTGACACCGCGCTGTGGACGCAGGAAGCCATAGACGGCGTGGAAGATGGGGATCGTAAGGAACTCTCTTGCGCGTACCGTTATGTTGCGTCTATGATTGCAGGCACATCCCCGGACGGCGTCCGGTATGACGGCCAGATGGTTCCCCCCGGTGGGGCCAATCATGTGGCACTGGTCAAAAAAGGCCGCGCGGGCCCCGATGTTGTAGTTGCTGATGGAGTACCGCGCATGTCCCAAAAATCCCGCATTCCGCGTTTCGCCGCCGCCCTCATGGACGCGCTGCGCGTCATCGCCCAGCCCGAACAGCTGGCCGCGATGGACAAGGCGATTGCCGAAGAAATGCCCGCGGAAGACGAATTTCCCGACCTGTCGGCCGAAGACAAGGCCGCCGCCCGTGACGCCGCCATGAAGACGCTGGGATGCGACAAGCTGACCGCGGAACAGGAACGCGACGCGTACCAGCAGGCCGCCAAGGACAAGAAAGGCGCCAAGGACAATGCCGCGCCGAATGCTGCGACCGAAGGCCGCCAGCCCAAGGCCGCCAGCGACGCCGAAATTCAGCTGGCCGTCGATGCTGCCATCGCGAGCGCCCGCACGGGCTATGTGCTCGCCACGGATGCTGCCACGCAGGCGACCGCCGCGGCTGATGCCGCCCGCGCCGATGTGCACGCGCTGTATGCCGCACGTGCTGCTGTCGAAGACAAAGTGGGCGTGGTTGCGCTCGATTCGGCGGAAGCTGTCTACCGTTTCGCATTGGACCACGCAAAGGTGGACCATAAGGACGTTGCCGCGTCTGCGCTCCCCGCGCTGTACGCTGCCACCGTCAAGGCTGCAGCCGCCCCCGTCGCCGCGGATGCTGCACTGGCTGCAAAGCCGCCCAAGGTGACCGAATTGTTTTCCGGCCTTTCCAATACTCGCCGCGCCTAAGAGGGCATCGCCATGACCGTTTCACGCAATGGTTTTCAGGGTTTCGTCAACCGTCAGCCGGCACCGGCTGTGGTCGGCATGTTCGCATCCATGAATCCGGTGGCCACCGCGCTTGCCGGCGAGGGTGCTTTCCGCGCTGACGAAGACCTGCCGGTTGTCGTCGGCTACTTCGCATGGGGCGTGCCGTCCACGCAACTGGCCTACGGCAGCAACATCAATGGCGGGGTGGCTGGCTTCGTCGGCAACGAACTTCAGACGGTCATCACCGAATTTCTGGGGCAGGACCGGCTTGTGGTGCAGGCGGGCTTCCCCGTCACCCTGTACACGCATGGCGATTTCTGGGCCAACCCGGAAGCCGGCGCCGTTGCCGTCAACGACGTGATCTATGCCAACCGCGACACGGGTCAGCCCACCACGAACGCTTCGGCCTTCGTGGGCGTCGGCACCATCGACGACGGCGCCGGTGCGTCGGGCACCACGCTGACGATTACCAGCGTGTCGCGCGGCTCGCTGCGCGTCGGTGACGTGCTGACCGGCACGGGTACTGGCATCACTGCCGGTACGAAAATCACCGCCTTGGGCACTGGCACCGGCGGCGTCGGCACCTACACCGTCGACACGGCGCAGGACTACAACCCGGGCGGCACCATCAGCGTGGCCGCCGTCAACACGGGCTACGTCGCCGCATCCGACCGTCCGGTGAACGGCGTTACCAATGCCGCCACCACGATTGCCGCGGGCACTGGCGTGATGACCGTCGCCGCGATGGCGTCGGGCGCTATCCACATCGGTGACAACGTCAGCGGAACCGGCGTGCCTGACAACCTGTTTGTGCAGGCCCAGATATCCGGTACCCCGGGTGGCGCTGGCGACTACCAGCTGAACACCATTGGCCCGGCCGTCGCCGCGTTCACCGCGACGCTGTCGGCTGGCCAGCTGGTGAAGATCAGCCGGACCTACTAACCCCACCGCATCATCAGTTCACGTTCGAAAGGTACAACACCATGAAATCGCAAATGGCATTCGACGCGGCGCGTGTCCGCGAGTCCATC